GTAACAATCTATACACTGCTTGCAAAGAACACCATCGATGAGAGAATACATCAGCTGGTTTACAAGAAAGGCGCGATGGCAGATATGTTAGTAGATGGAAAACTTACAGTCAACAAAGAGGAAATCTTAGATTTCCTCCTGTCGTAAGACAGTTTAAAAAAAGAGATTGACAGCGCATTTTAAATGTGTTATGTTATGTTTAAAGTAAATGTTTATAGAAAGGAGGAATGAATATGGCAACTAAAGAAAGACGCATCAAAGTTGAGGAGCTTGCGCTGTCAGTTGGTGTATCTGTTAAGACAATCAATAACTGGTATGCATTCAAACAGGCAGAGCCTGACCATGAGCTGTCAAAGCTTCTTCCTGACTTTGAGCAGGACCATGCAAGAGGTACAAGAAGCTGGAAATTCAGTGACATCTGGAAAGTCAAAGAATTTAAAGAGAAGATACCCATCGGTCGTAATGGAGCTATGGGTGCAATAACACAGAAGTATGTTAAAAAGGGAGAGTGATACTATGACATTAGAAAACACTGTTGATTTGATGTTGTCAACAGATTATAGGGAACGTTTTGTAGCTGAGTATAAGCAGACAAAAATCAGATATGACAAATTGCATTCAACTATTGTAAAGATGGAAGCAAATACGCTTGGTTTTGAACCCGCATGTAGTCTTGAGCTTTTACGTAAGCAGGCAAAACTTATGGGCAAGTATTTACATGTACTTGAGATACGCGCAGAGATTGAAAAGATTGATTTGAGTTTACCTATATAAGGAGGAAATTATGAGTACACAGAAGTTGGATGAGTTAATACCTAAGTTTGCACAACATAAAGCAGAAGCCGGCGAGTTGAAGAAAGTATGCGACTCCGAAAACGCAGAAATCAAAGAAATCATGTTACAAGAAGGAATCAAGAAGTACGAATCAGACGGCTATGTGGCAAACTATGTCGAAGCTGTAAAAGAGAGCATGAACGAGGAAAAGTTGTTATATTTGCTTCATAACACTTTCACTAAGAAGCAGTTGAAGGAAATGAAGCTGATTAAGACTGTTGAGCAAGTTGATGAGAACACGCTTGAGAACGCGATTTACAACAATCTTGTAGGACCTAAGTTTGTTGAAGAGATGTCAAGCTGTAAAGAGAAATCAGTCACAGTCAGCTTGAGAATAAGCCAGAAGAAAGGATGAGCATTGTGCCAGTAAAGACAACAAAGAAAGTAACAACAAAGACTACAAAAGCAAAAGAGAAAGCTTACGAAAGCATTGCCAAAATCACGGTAATCGCGGCCACGAGTCGTGCAAGCGTAAAGATAAAGGATAACTACTTTACAGTAGAATATCACGAGGAAAGAGCAATTCCTGACGTTACAGGAGTAGATATTGAGAAAGAAAGACAGTTTTTATGGGATACTGTAAATGCTGAGTGTGATAATCAGATTGATGAGATTTCAAGGACTTTTAAATAGTTGTTGACAATCTGAAATAAACATGTTATACTACTATTATGACAGTGATTAACTGTTATATGCTAAACAAACAGGTCAAGTAACATCTTCCCCGACATTTGTTACTGAGTATATGAGACCTCATAACCATCGGAAGATGACTTGGCCTAAAAGGTACAAGTTTAGTTGATATCGTATGTCGGGGGACATTTCAACTGAATTTGTACTTTTTATTTTTCTCAGAAAAGAGGTAAATGTGATGCAATCAAAAAATTTTATCGTGATTCATGGGTGGATGATAAACGAACTCAATCTAAAAGGCAATGACTTGTTAGTATATGCACTGATATATGGATTTAGTCAGACAGATAATCAATACTATACGGGAAGTCTTGATTATCTGGCTGAATGGTGCAATAGCACAAAACAAGGCATTATAAAGAATCTTGAAAATCTGTTATCAAAAGATTTAATCGTAAAAGAACAGCTTGGTTACAACAAATACAGATGGTCAACAAAGTTTAACACGATGGTAAACAAAGTTGACCATGATGGTAAACAGAGTTTACCCAATAATATAGCAAGAAAGCATTTAGTAGTAGATAAATCTACTACTAAAGCAAATAAAGAAAGTAAAGAAGAGATAGTACAGGATTTTTTAAATCTTTATCATACAATCTGTAAATCACTTCCAAAAGTAAAATCTATTACCGATAAGAGAAAGAAAGCTATTACAAAGTTGATGAATACTTATACGCTGAATGATGCAAAAGAAGTATTTACAAAAGCAGAAGAATCGAGTTTTCTTACAGGAAAGAATGATAGAGGTTGGAAAGCTGATATTGATTTCATTCTACGTGAGGATAAGTTTATCAGCATACTTGAAGGAAAATATGACTGTAAAAAGAAAAGTGTTTCAGCTGAAGGTAGTTTAAAGCTTGACCGAAGTGTAGATAAAAACAGATTACGAGAGGAGAAAACAAGTGGAAAAGTCGAGAAATTCTAATTGTTGGTATATCGAGAAATGTAAAGATGACTGTTTCATGTGTAATACATATCTTGAAATGAAGTGGCAGATGGATAACAGTGGTCTTCCTGAAAAGCTACAGCGTCCTATTGAACTGTTTATAGTGAATGGGGCAAATGCTTGTGATAGGCCAGCATTCGTGAGGTTATCAGAAATCAGAAAGAATATTACGAACTTTGTTGATGCAGGAAATAATCTGTTTATCTGTGGAAGAAGCGGAAATGGTAAAACAAGTTGGGCAATAAAGCTTTTACACACTTTCTTTCATTACAGAGCTTCAGGAAATTATGAGAAGCTTCAAGGTATGTTCATATCACTTGGAGATTTACTCATCAAATTAAAAGACTTTAACAACCCAATAACAAAAGAGTTTCGAGATAATATCGAAAAAGTTCCATTGGTTGTTTGGGACGATATATGTCTGACAGGTATATCACAGTATGACTACACGCAGATTTACACGCTTATAAATAACAGAATGCTTGCAGGTAAGTCAAATGTATTTACTACTAACATATCCAACATAAAAACGCTTGAAGAAGTGTTTGGAGAACGATTGGTAAGTCGTATTTACAATTCGAGTGAGATAATAGAGCTTAAAGGGAAGGATATGAGATAATGGTTGATTTACAGATTATATCAAAAGTGCTGAGTACGAGAAGTCTTGCTATCATGCAAGATAATAACATCACAGCTGATTATTTTCCCGAATACAAAGAGGAAATTGATTATATATTAGAGCATTATGAGAAATATGGAAATGTACCTGATAAAGCTACATTCCTTAATGAGTTTTCAGATGTCGAGCTTGTAGAAGTCGCAGAGAGCGACAGATATCTGGTGGAGAAGATTCGAGAAGAATACCTTTACTTCAGGTCAGTTCCTGTCATTACAAAGGCCGCAGAGCTTTTAAAGACAGATTCAAACGTGGCCGCTGAGTATCTTATAAGCGAGATGCGACACTTACAGCCTGAGTACGATGTTGGTGGTGTTGATATCATCAAGGATGCTGTAAACAGATATAGGCAGTATCAAGAGAGAAAGACACATCAAAATGACTGGTTCTTCACATGTGGCTTTGAGGAGCTTGATGGTCTGATTCATTGCATACAGCGTAAAGAGGAATTTATCGTCATCGTAGCGCGTACTAACATGGGTAAAAGCTTTGTGCTTGAAAAGATATGTACGCACATATGGGAGATTGGTTACAATGTTGGGTATGTATCACCAGAGATGTCAGCAAGCAGTGTAGGTTATCGTTTTGATACGCTGTATAAGAATTATTCAAATACAGGCTTGATGTGGTCAAAAGATGGTGTTGATGATGCAGACTATAAAGCATATACTGAGAAAGTCACAGAGCGTGATAACAAATTCATAGTGGCTACACCCGCAGATTTTCAGCGACAGATAACAGTCACCAAGCTGAAAAATTGGGTAAAGAAGTACAAGCTTGATTGTATCGCAGTCGATGGCATTACGTATCTTTCTGATGAGCGTTATAAGCGTGGAGATTCAAAAACCACGATGCTTACAAACATAAGTGAGGATTTAATCGCGCTGAGTGTAGAACTTGAGATTCCTGTCATGGTAGTAGTTCAGGCGAACAGAAATGGCGTTATAGATACAGATAAAGACGGTGTGCCTGAGCTTGAGAGCATCAGAGACAGTGACGGTATAGCAATGAATGCCACAAAGGTTCTTTCAATCAGACAGACAAAGGATAATGTGCTGAAGATAGGAGTCAAGAAAAACAGATATGGTACAGTTGGTGGTGAAGTAGCATATAATTGGGATATTGATACTGGAACATTCACATACTTACCTACTGTTGATGATGCTGTAGCGCGTGACAATAAACCGCGTGAAGAAAGAAAGCGCAATACTAAAAAGTCAGATGCTAAGGAGGACGTATTCTGATGAAGATAGGCGAGACCTATTACAATGTCGAGCTGTCAGATATTCTTGATGAGCTGGCTATTCAGCTACAAGCTAATGGAATACAGCTTTTACAAAAGCGTAACAATCTACAGACGCATATTATGGTTCAATGTCCATATCATAGCGGAGGGCAAGAGAAGAAGCCTTCCGCAGGACTGAGAAAAGATGATGGAAAGTTTCATTGTTTCGCATGTGGCGAGATTCACAGCTTGACGGAAGTGATTTCATTCTGTTTCGGTAAAGATGATGACATATTAGGAAAGTTTGGTAATAAATGGTTACTCAAGAACTTTTCACATCTTGAGACAGAAAGCAGAAATGATATACCGCTTGATATGTCAAGAAGTAAAAAGCACAAAAGAAAGGAGTATGTGTCTGAAGATGTATTGGACAAGTATCGCTATACTCACCCTTATATGTATGAGCGTGGTCTGGACGATGAGATTATTGAGACTTTTGATATTGGCTATGATAAAAGCAGTGATTGTATTACTTTCCCTGTCCGTGATATTTCTGGCAACACCCTTTTTATTGCTACGAGAGCTGTTAAGACAAAGAGATATCACTATCCCGAAGGAGTAGAGAAACCGCTTTATGGCATATTTGAGCTGTATCAACAGTTAGTCGAGTTTCCAAAAGAGGTTATAGTTTGTGAAGGTATGTTTGATGCGCTGAAGTGTTGGGTGTTTGGCAAATATGCTGTAGCACTTAATGGATTAGGTAATGATTTACAGTTCAGACAGCTGAGAGAACTTCCATGCAGAGAGCTAATACTTGCTACAGATATGGACAAAGCAGGACTAAAGGCGAGAGAACGAATACGAGAAGAGATAGATAACAAGATAATCACTGAATATCGTTGGAATATCAAGACTTTCAAAGATATTGGAGCTATGTCAAGAGACTACTTTTTAGGCCTTAAGAAAAAAATTTAAAAAAATTTAAAAAAGTAGTTGACAAATTTAAAAACGTGTTATATAATGTTCTTGTCAGTTGAGATGACAGTCGAAAAAATCACAAGACTTGAGAGGAGAAACGCTTATGAGAGCAAATGACATTCAGATTA